CCTACCCCCAAACCCGTTCTAATGAAGTACGGTTCAGTTTGTTCAGGCATTGAGGCAGCCTCAGTTGCTTGGCACGACCTCGGATGGGAGCCGCAATGGTTCTCCGAAATCGAGCAATTTCCTTCCGAAGTCTTAAAGTATCGTTTCCCCCATGTGCCAAACCTTGGTGACATGACAACCATTAACCAAAACCCAATCGCAGATGAGCGACCAATTGACCTTCTCGTGGGCGGAACCCCATGCCAATCCTTCTCCGTTGCAGGACTTCGCAAAGGTCTTGCTGACCCACGAGGGAACCTCATGCTTACCTTTCTTTCAATCGCTGATAAATTCCGTCCCAAGTGGGTCGTGTGGGAAAATGTCCCCGGCGTGTTGTCAAGTAACGGAGGAAGGGATTTTGGTACCTTCCTTGGGGCGTTGGGGGAACTCGGCTATGGGTTCGCCTACCGAGTTCTTGACGCTCAATACTTCGGAGTGGCACAAAGACGCAGAAGAGTGTTTGTTGTCGGATACCTTGGAGATTGGCGAGTTGCCGCAGCGGTTCTATTTGAGTCCGAAAGCCTGCAAGGGAATACTAAACCGGGCAGAAAAAAGAGGGAAGAATTTGCCTCCGATGTTGAAGGAAGCGTTGGAGAGGCAAGTCAAGTAGTGATTGACCGTGCAGCATTCAATCAAGGCGAGAATGCAAGATTTGAGCCAAGAATTGAGATAGAAGAAACAATGTCATCGTTAGTTGCAAGAGGGCCACACGCAGTTGCCCAACCGATAGCCGTGGACACCTACAATTACACCACCAACAACCACACCACGCAAACCATTCGCTCACAATCCGATACGGAGCATATTGGAGCCGTGTTGCAACCCATTGCCGTGGATGTTTACAATCAATCCATTAATGGGCAAACGAGTGCGACAATAACCGAAGCGGTTGGAGGAACAAATACTTCGGGGCCGAAGGTGATGCACTCAATGGCTATCCGAAGGCTGACCCCCAAGGAATGCGAACGCTTGCAGGGATTCCCGGATGATTGGACGAAGATTCCATACCGCAACAAGGAAGCCGACCAATGCCCCGATGGGCCACGATACAAGGCTTGCGGTAACTCAATGGCCGTCCCGGTCATGCGGTGGATAGGAGAGAGAATAAACTTAATCGAATCAATGCTTTAACCATGGACCTAATCTCACGCACCATCCTCGGCTACACGGCAGAGGTCGTCGGAGTCAGCCCCGATGACATCTTGAGCGAAGTCAAGACCCAAGAACTGGTCCTTGCTCGAAGCATCTTTGCAGACATCGCCTACTCCGAATACCTCTACACCTACTGCCAAATCGGGCGAATCATCAAGAGGAACCACGCAACGGTCATGCACAACCTCGAAATCCTTGCCAAAAACATGAGGGCAAGGCCCGACATCAAGTTTCTGCGTACACAGGTTTTAAACAGGACGAGAGATTTTTTGCAACATTAACGAGAACCCCCTCCATCTTTGCGTTAGTGAACGCAGAGGCTACCATCCTTGACCTTTATCGAAGCGGAGAAATCCGCAAGGCTTGCCTCACCATTACGGGGGGCAATCCGCTTTGGAAGGACCTCGAACAAGAGGTCGTCCTGATTTTGCTGGAGAAAGACCCCGACAAAATCATCAAGATGCAGGACCAAGGCTACCTGCGTTTTTACATCGTTCGGCTGATAATGAACCTTTATCGGGGCAACAACAACCAATTCGCTAAGAAGTACCGACACCACGACGAGCGGGTCGAGGTTGACCCCGAAACCCAAGAACTGGGCAAGGACTACGACTCCCTGCTTGACGACCTTTGGGCCATTGCACAAAGCGAGATGGACTCTTGGGCCAAGGATGGAGCGTTCCCGTACGACAAGGAACTGCTGAACCTGCTCATGCAGACAGGCAACATGAAGGCCATGTCCCGTGAAACGGGCATCCCGTACAGGTCCATCATTTACTCCATCGAACAGGCCAAGGCCAAAATCAAAACCGCAATTGAAGCAAATGGATATACTGGTCTATCCCATCCTGATTAGTGCTTTAGCGACCCTTGCGGTCGTGGAGTTCCGGGTCCTGCCGGGATGGTTCTACGCTTTGCCCTTTGCGAAGCGGAAGCCGTTTAGTTGTATGACCTGCTTTGGTTTTTGGCTTGGGGTCTTGCTGACCCTGCCGACCTGCCAATGGTACTTGGCCCCTATCCTCGGCCTTGCCTCATCTGCCACCGCAATAATCATTCGGGAATGGACCTTCAAATGACCGACGACCAATTCATCGTGGCCCAAAAGCACAGGAAGTACTGGGACCAATATATCGCCTCCCTGACGATGCGACTCCCACCCGATGCCGTTGGTGAACTGCAAGCCATCCTTACGGCTCACGGGCGACCGCCTACAAATTGGTGGTGCGCAGAATGCGTAAAATCGGCTCTTCAATACATTTACCTTCAAGCGGACTTGTTTCTCGAAGTCAACCAAAACACCATAACCCACCCCCTGAATGCCCCTGCCAATCCCGAACAATAACGAGTCAAGAGAAGGCTTCATCGGTCGCTGCATGAGCAACAACCAAACCAATGCGGAGTTCCCTGATACGGCTCAACGGCTTGCGGTTTGTGGCTCAACTTGGGAGAATCACAAGAGGCAGCAATTCGAGTCTTATTCGGACTACGGCCAAGAGATTCGGGCCAATGCCAAGCGGGGGATAGAACTCAACGAGCGGAACGGCAACAAGTGTGCGACCCAAACAGGTAAGGTCCGGGCGCAGCAGTTAGCCAACGGGGAAGCCATATCGGTGGAAACCATCAAGCGGATGCACTCCTACCTGTCCCGGGCAGAAACCTATTACGACAACGCAGACGACACCTCCGACTGCGGTTACATCTCCTATCTCCTGTGGGGTGGCAAGTCGGCTCTCTCTTGGAGCAGGAACAAACTTCGGGAACTTGGCGAACTCGAAGGCTAAAGACGAAGACGAAGCCCAAGTGCAGGCTCGGATGGATTCGCTGATGATGGTCATTACGACCCTCTGCGACTGCATCGGAGCGGTGGATGAGTCCAATGCCCCGAATGCATTTGCGGTGAAGATGAAAATAGTGGACAAGATTGACGAACTGATAGACAAAATCGAATACTAATGGCAGGCCGACCCCCGATTTGGAATACCCCCGAAGAACTATGGGCTGCGTTTGAGCAGTACCGAGCCGAGAACAAGGCCAACCCCTATCGTGTGCAGGACTATGTCGGCAAGGATGGAAACATGGTTTACCGGGATAAAGAGCGTCCGATTACCTTTCGGGGCTTTGAGGGATACCTTGCAGAGAATGGCGTTTGCCATAACCTATCGCAGTATCGAAATGGAGATAGCGACCATCACAAGGAATTTTTACCAATCATTACACGCATAAGGCTGACCTGCGACAAGGATATGCTGGAGGGTTCAAGTGCTGGCGTTTACTCGGCCAACATCGCCTCACGTCTGCTTGGCTTGGTTGACAAGCAGGAGAACACGGTCCACATCGAGCAACCCCTATTCCCCGACAATGGCTGATTCTATCGTTGAGGGGGTCATTGACCAATTCAGGACAAGAGCCGAGCAGGGCAAAGCCAAGTACGGGACGACCATGGACCGCAACGACCTGACCCCGATGGAGTGGATTCAGCACTTACAGGAGGAACTGATGGATGCGGTGGTGTACCTCGAAAAGATTAAGCGAATAAACAAAGAGTAGAGATTTCCACAAACACCAATAAAGTGGAACGCCTATATGGAATGTCTACTATATTTGTGCATGGAAAAATTCTTGGACGTTAAGGGCTATGAAGGCCTATATGTTGTTTCTAATTATGGAAACGTCAAATCCGTTGAAAGAGTGATTATTAGAAGGGATGGTATAAGGCGAACGATAAAGGAGCGGATTAAAATAGGAACTCATGACAAGGGTTACAAACGCATTTCGCTGGTATCCATGGATGGTAAAAGTAAAAGCCACTATGTCCATCGTTTGGTCATGAGTGCATTCTGCGAGCCATCAGGCCTATATGTTGACCATATAAACGGAATTAAAGAAGATAACAGGCTTGAAAACCTTAGGTACGTTACAAACTCGGAAAACCTTACTTTCAGGAATACGGACAAGAAGTATTCAACCGAACACCCATATATTTACAAAACCAAGGAAAATTGCTTTAGGGTTCATGGTTGTAAAAGAAGATACAAAACAATAGAACAAGCCCTTGAAAGAGCAAGAGAAATTCGTCCGAACAACGGCGGTAAATAAAATCCGTGATTTAAAACGGTTTGTAAAAGGCATACAAGGCGGTTCCAGTGCGGCGAAAACGTACTCCATCCTTGCCGTTGAGATTGACCATTGCACCAAGAATCCGTACACGGAAACGAGCGTCGTAGCCGAATCCATCCCACACCTCAAGCGTGGGGCCATGAGGGACTTTATGAAGATTATGACCGTGACTGGGCGGTTCAATGCTGCCCGATGGAACGCCACCGACTTTCGGTACAAGTTCGCCAATGGGTCTTACATCGAGTTCTTTTCGGCTGACGATGACTCCAAGTTGAGGGGTGCAAGAAGGGACAGGCTCTACATGAACGAGGCCAACAACCTTTCCTTCCACGCTTACACGGAATTGGCAGCACGGACCAAGCAATCGGTCATCCTTGACTGGAACCCGGTCAACGAGTTTTGGTTTCACTCCGAACTGATGCAAGACGAGGACGTGGACTTCCTCATTCTAACCTACAAGGACAACGAAGCCTGCCCCAAGAGTGCGAGGGACTTCATCGAGAAAGCGAGGGTCAAGGCTGAAACTTCGGAGTATTGGGCGAACTGGTACAAGGTCTATGGCCTCGGTCAGGTCGGGACGTTACAGGGAGCGATATACGAGGACTTCGAGGTGGTGGAGGGTATCGATGTCAGCCGTGCGAAATTCGTCGCTCTTGGGCTTGACTGGGGCTTTAGCAACGACCCTACGGCCTTGGTCGCTATCTACCGCCAAGGGGACTGCCTGCTGATCCAAGAACTGCTCTACGCAACAGGCCTAACCAACCAAGACATCGCAGACAAGTTGCGGTCGCTGGGCATCACAAGGGCTTGGGAGATAGTGGCGGACTCGGCAGAGCCGAAGTCCATCGAAGAAATCTACCGACTTGGATTCAATATCAAGCCAGCGGACAAAGGCCCCGATTCGGTTCGGAACGGCATCGACATCCTGAAACGCTTTAAATTGCAGGTAACCAAGGACTCGACCAACCTCATCAAGGAACTGCGGTCCTACACTTGGGCCACCGACAAGGAAGGCAAGAACACGGGGGTTCCGATTGATTCATTCAATCACGCCTGCGATGCGATGCGGTATGTGGCTCTCAACAAGTTAAGAGTAAGCAACTCAGGGAAGTATGTTGTGGTGTAACTTTGCGGTACTAAACCCCTAAACAATGACACACACAAGAGAACAAATCAATCGACTGAAGCAATGGAATATTGAAATCTCATTCTTTGACCGAGGATGCCTTATCAGGGTGGGATGCAAGTCATTTGCCTTTGAGAGCATTGAACAGGCAATGGCAGAACTTGTGGCATACACCAAAGACCCGATTGGTGTTAGCGAGAAGCATGCACCAGAGCAGTTTGAACTTAAGGGATGCCCTGTACAGGGATGAACACCGAACGTATCATTGACCTGCTCATCGAAATCGGCAAAGCGGTTGCAGCCGTTTTCTTTATCATCACCCTTCTAACCCTCCTTTGGACCTTATGAAAGTCGTTCACTACTACCACATCTATTGCGGAGGGAATTGG